CGTACAGGTGAATCAGGGACGGCCGCTTAGTCGTGCCCTCTTGCAGGACCAGCACAAAGCAGGGGCGACCCTTGGCAGTGTGGCGGGTCATGAAAGCCACCTGATGAGGGCGAAGCTCTACCTTCAACCCGCGGGTGACCGCTTTAAGCTCAAGACCAACGAAAGCAGGGCCAATGCCCACCAGCATGTCAGGCACGCCAAGGTTGACCCGATTCTCGATGCGCTCGATGTCACAGCCCAACGGCAGCAGGCCCTCGCGGACCCGCTTCGAGAACCGCGCCTCAGGGGTTGTCGCCAAGGTCGTTGTCTCGCTCAAAAATATCTTCGGGAGGCTGCTCCACTCCCGCGTCAAAAGCAGGATCGCGTTCTCTTTCAACACTGTCAATCACCTTTCCAGTGTCTGCGTCAATCAGCGCTGTCGGAGGGGGCCCGCCGTACAGCTGTTTCAGCTCGTCAAGCTTGCGCTGCACTTCCTCTTTGCTCATTGAGTCAATTGTGCCGTGCCGGATCTCTTTGCGCTCGACATAAATTGTGCCCAAGGCCTGACCGCGGCGGTATTCAGCCTGAACAGCAGCAGCGAAAGCGCCCGCCTCCAGCGCCTTATCGCGGATCGTCTGCAAATCCTTCATGTGCCGCTCGTACGAGGTGTTGTATTTCGAGGCCAAATCAGCCCGATAAGCCTGAATCGCGGCCACCACGTGAGGGTACATTGCAGGGTTGGTCAACTTCCAAGCCATCACTGACGCGCTCGAGACCTTGTACCCTGCGCTGATCGCCGCCTGCTTCAGGGTCACTTTGCCGTCACCCGTGACGTATTCCTGCACGAACTTGCGCTCTTTGTCGTTCAGAGGCTTGAGGCCCGCATTGGTCCCCGTTTTAGGGGCAAGCCGGCGAACCACCTTGTCCACCTTCACGGGCGGAGTGTTCCAGATCTCTGTCCGGCTCATCAGACCACCCGCCAGAGCCGCCAGCCGGCCTTGTCAGCCCCTTGGTCCGTGATCCTAAGGGTAAAGGTCCAACTCGGCTCCAAAGCCTTCCCAAAGCGCACAGCAGCCACCCGCGCCGATGTAGCCTGCTTCTTATCGCCAAAGAAAATGCTGTCCCCCACTTCCATTTCACGGAAGGGGTACTTGCCCCGCTCAGTTGGCAGGGGGATATCCCGTTCAATTTCAAACATGTGTGTCCTTTGCGTACGCTATGAAGCCCCAAATATACATAGAAGATGCCTATAGGTCAACACGCAACACAAAAACAGGGAGCACTCGCCTTCTCCCCTTCCCAACCTGATCCAACCCAAAGACCGAGGTCCCTGAAACCTATATAGGGAGTCTGAGAAGAATGAAAATATTTTCTCAAAAAAAAAGTCATAGGGACACCCCAGCCACACACCTATTTTTCTCACCGTAATGTTGGTGTAGTACCCACAACCCGCATAAACGCTCACTTCTTACGGCATTACGTCTATTACGCCAAATCCATGAAAAATCAAAAACAAAAATCAAAAAATAGTTGAGATCTCTATATAGAATACCCATTTCCATATAAGAACCTCGGTCCTTGGTCCTTTTTTCATATAAGACGCACCCAAACCAAGGGTAAGTACCTACGTTTTATGCGTTTTTAAGTACTTGACGTGTACATTAAACCCCGTCACAATAAATGCCTCAACATAGAAAGGATAGTGTCACATGAAAAAGAAAACCGGCCTCAATTCCGAGGCACAGGCCCCCTCGGATGACGAACTTCGCGCACTTTGCGATAAAGCCCGTCTGCAATCCATGGAACTCGTTTACTACTGTGAAGTCAACATCAAACGTCCTTCACAGTCCTTGTTCGCCTTGATCCTTGCAACGACAGCCTTGGCACGTGGCCTTGACATGGACTTGCACACCCTGATCGGAGCGATCATGGCGGCCTACAAGGAGGACAAAGACCTTGTCGTTTTGGAAAAGCCAGAAGACAATGGCAACCCCCAACACAATTCCAACCACAAGGATAACAAATGAAACGTCTTGCTCAGGGTACAGACACGGACAATCTTGTTTTCCTGTACATCACCGATGACTGCTCTGTGCCTTTGCACTGCCTTTTGTCCTATGACGCCCCCGAGCGCGGCTCTAGGGAGCCCTTGACGGGCTTGCAGCTGGAACCCGACTACCCAGCCACCTACACGCTGCACACGGTCTTTGCGGGCTCTGTGGACATTTACGGTTTGATCTCTGATGCGCGGATCACGCTGATTGAGGAATGCGCTTTTGACTTTTTTGAAGGATAGATCATGGGTGAATTTACTGGATGGACGTTGATGATCGTGGCCCTTGCAGCGTGGTTCAACCACATTTTTACGTGTTTTTCTGAGGGGTTGTGGGGATTCTTGGTTGCTGGGGCGATCATGTTCCCGATTGGGATCCTGCATGGTGTTTGGTTGTGGTTTAAGTGAAGGGGCGAGGCATGTCTACTAATGATTCCATGAGCCCTGAGCAGGCGTTGACTTTGGCTTTGACGCTGGCGATAACTGCGCCGAGCGAGGAAAAAGCTCGTATGTGTGTTGCGATGGCAGAGGAGATTGCAGCCACGCTGACCAAGAAACAGGTGGCTGCTTGTAAGGCGGACGCATTGAAGAGGGTGAAAGATCATGTTTAAAAATATATGGGAGTGGGTCTTGGTCCAGTGCAAGCAGATCACGCCGCCTGAGCTGATTGTTGCTGAGTTGATGGAGGCGGAGGTCCAGCTTTTGAAGGCGGAGACTTTGCGTGAATATGCGGAGTCGCAGGTCTCGTACAACAAGACCCGCGTGAAGCGTTTGAAGGCTTATGTGGTGGCTTCCACTACGGAAGAAGTCAAGGAGGCGGCATGAATCCGTTGTCACAACAAATCATTGTGGCCCGCGCTGCAAGGAAATGGTCACAGCGTGATTTAGCGCTGGAGATGGGTGTGAGCCAGCAGACCGTAGCTCATTGGGAATCCGGTGGCACGCCTCGTAAAAAGAGGTATGAGAAGTTGCGTGATCTGCTTGGGCTTGGGATTGACTTAGCCAAGCCTGTTGGTAAGCACGAACTGACTCTGCGCGATTACTTTGCAGCCAAGGCGATGCAGGGCTTATTGTCAGACACGGGCGTAAGGTCTACACCAGAGGAATTTGCGGCTAACTCTTACGTAGTGGCAGACGCTATGCTGAAAGCGAGGGGAGCATGACAAAGCACTGTTACACGGGCCTTGATGAGTGCCCCCATAAGCCGGCGTGTGTTTGGGACTGTGAGCGCTTGTATGACAAGACCATCCGCAAGGTCAAGCCATACCCTGTCGTGCCCGATGACATCAAGCCCGTGCCAGACACATGGCAGACAGTTGGCACGGTGATGCTGACAGCCATCATGGGTGCGCTGGCCGTGGTCTGCATCTTGCTGTTCTTTACTGGCGTTTGGATTTGGAGTTTGCTGATATGAAAACTAACAAATTCCCCGAGGACATCGGGCCGTACACAACAGGGGTGTGGAGATGCCACCAAGGTAATCACGGAGAGTTTCTCGTGAGTTGTGAATCCTACGGATTTGCACCGATAGCAAGGGTCAAGGGCGATAAGCGGTCAACGCTGAAAGACGCGAAGGCAAACGCACATTTGATCGCGGCTGCACCTGACCTACTGACTGCGCTGTACGCCATGATGAGCAGTTGCTTTGACCCCGCGTTGACCGAGGGCGAAGCGTATGAAGCGTTTGACTTAGCGCGTGATGCAATTGCCAAAGCGGAGGGGTTCAAATGACTAAAGACAACAGCACTGGAAAGAACAAAGAGTTCTACGACTTGGGCAAGAAGATGTTTGACCGGATACGGGTGTTGCCTGAGCACCAAGCAATGATTAAGCGCGGCGTTGACCGGACTACACCCAAGTTCAAACCCGACTACAACACCGAGGCTGCGCTGGTCGAGGAAATGCAGCGCATGGGCGCAGAAATCGCTGCCCTACACACAGAGATTGACACGCTGCACAAGATACTCGTCACCCGCGCCGAGCAAATAGTTGGCCTGCAAGATGAGATTAGAAACCTGACGGGGGAAGAAGAATGACACAAGAAGACGCACCACCCGCAGCCGTCATTGAACATTGGAAGCGCAGGATAGAGGAGTTCAAGGTCAAGTTGGAGGCAGACCCTGACGATAAGGTCGCAGCTTTCTGGTTGTCCTGCTATGAGGGATATGTGGCAAATTTTGCAAAGGAGATGGGCAATGACTACAGCAATTGACATGGAGAACCTTGACAAGTTTGCCGAGCTTGTCAAGGTGGCAAAAGAGCAGGGCTGTTATGACTTGGTGAGCGCGGCGTTTAAATCAGGGGTGAAACTGGGCAGTGACACGGAGCGCGAGGCAATTCTTGACATTGTTATAGACGCCTTAAAGGTCTTGTCCTTAAGAGCAAATCTTTTAGTTACTCTTGAGCATATTTGCCCACTTATCCGAGCAAGGGGACAAGCATGAAAACAATTATTGAGATGGCGCGTGAGGCTGGGATGGCGGGCATGCTTACTGATGTGGTGACAACATTTGATGAGCTTGCCCGCTTTGCCACCCTTGTCGCAGCAGCAGAGAACGAGGCATGTGCGAAGGTGTGTGATGACTTTGAAGTTGACGCACATGACAACAACGATTTGATTTATCGGGAGTGCGCTACCGCCATCCGAGCAAGGGGACAAGCATGATTAAAGACGAAGCACTGAAGCTGGCGCTTGGATATGTGAAGCGTAATTGCCCCGCTCTTGTATTTAATGAAATCAAAGAAGCCTTGGCACAGCCAGCGCAGGAGCCGGTGGCATGGTCAACCGATATTGAATTTGATGACGATACCGAGATCGTCCCGCCTGAAGAAAAGGGTCGGCTTGGAACTGCTGGCATGACGATCCCACTCTACACCGCCCCACAACAGCGCCCATGGGTAGGTCTGACGGATGGGGAGTTGTCTGAACTTAGCGCGTCTGGGTTGGCTTTGTGGGCTTTGTGGAAAGCCATCGAAGCCAAGCTAAAGGAGAAGAACACATGAGATACGCACTACTCTTCTCCGCGCTGCTGGCCCTGCCTGCACAGGCGCAGATGTTCGATGGCAACAAGCTGCTGGACATCTTCAAGAAGGCGGAGACTGCTGGCAACAACGTGGACTGGGGCGTGAGCCGTGGTTATGTAGCCGGTGTCTATGATGCCCATGTGGGTGTGACCTTCTGCTCTCCGAGCACGATGACTTTGGGGCAAATGGCTGACATGACCCAGAAGTACTTGGAGAACAACCCTGCGGTGCGTCATCTGTCGGCCGATGCCATCATTATTTATTTCATGGGTAAGACTTGGCCGTGCGCCAAGAAGGGTACTGCGTTGTGACCCACACAATCAACTCGGCCCATACGGTAGCGGTATCCACAGACACGTACTGGATACCGATTGATGAGGACACTCCGCGGTCCGTGAAGCTTCAGCTTTTGGGCCGTGGCGGTGTTGCTCACTACGGCAATTATGACGGCGATGACTTTTGGACACACTGGTGTCCCCTACCAAAGAAAAGGAAAGAAGAATGAAGAATTTTAAAGTTTTTGTGAACTACGATTCTGGCCGGCGCGATGAGTACGAGATCGAGGCAGAGTCCGTGGAAGATGTCTACTATTTTGTCTACCAAGACATCGGGTATGACCCGGGTGAAGTCTGCGTTGAGGAGATGGATAATGCTTGACCTGCTTCAATACGACTACAAGAGAGACTGTTTTATTTTGAAAGATACGACCACCAAGCCCGCCAATGCTTTTGATTGGAAACGCTTTACCGATGAGGAGCGTGAGCGCCGAGGAGAAAAACTCGATGAGAACAATACTTCGAGAAAAAGAAGCATTGCTTCGACCAAGGCCATCGAGAGGATTCGGGTCGGTGATCCAGCCTACGGTACGGTGGGGATCAACAGCAAAACCTCGCTGATGATTTCAATGAAGCCGAAGACTTTTAATGTGTACAGCGGCGCGGGGAAGAAGTCAAAATGAAGTGTCCGGAATGTGGTTCTTGGACCTCGGTTATTGAAACACGCAAGCGCACGACAGGCCTGCACAGGCGTTACGAATGCGCGAAGATGCACCGGTTCAGCATGCTGAACGGGCTGCTGGTTCGTATGGATAAAAAAAAACTAGGAGCGGGCCGGCCCTTTAAGGTCGAGCCGAAAAACAATGAACGATAAGAATCCATCGGTCCCATTGACGCAAGAAGATATGCGTGCTTGGTGGCCTTTTACCCGTGTTGAAGGTGCGCTGCTGGAGCAGTTGAACCGGAAGATTCCTAAACCAAAACCAGACTACGAGGATGCATTGCTATGAGAACAAAGACTGCGAAATCTAAAGCCCAAGCCATTCGGGAATTTGTGGAAAAAAATCCAAGTGCAGCTATGCGAAGTGTTGCTGAAAAATTTGATACGTCATACCCCTACACATGCATGATCATCAAGGAGATGTACAAGAAGGCTGCTCCGGCAAAGATGGTGCCTGCCGAGGTCGAAGATGAGGAAGGAAAATTCACTGCTGAAATTCCTGTCCCTGTCAATGCTTTGAACGTGCAGGTATCGGGCGATCACTACAAGCACATGAAAATCCAGCCGGTGGAGTTCATCACTGCTAACAGGCTGTCGTTCCTTGAAGGCTGTATCGTCAAGCGCATCAGCCGTTGGCGCAGCAAGGACGGCCTGAAGGATCTCGAGAAGATCAAGCATGAAGTCGATCTGCTGATTGAACTCGAAGGCCTCAAATGAACAGCATTCAGATGACCAAATCGCAGTTGGCGCAGTCGGCACTGCAATCGTATCTGCGTCTGCACGCTTCGGGCAAGACGAGCGAGATTGCAAAGGAGGTGAATATGAGCAGCGCCATGATCCGCAAGGCGGGCCTGTCCCTTGCTGCGCGGTCCATCGTCGGCGTCGAACTTGTCGCTGGCAAGGGCTCGGGAGAGTACCGGTTCTCGCAGCTGCAGCAGGATCTGTTTGATCAGAAGCCGGAGGAAGCAAAAACCCTGTGGCAGAAGATCAAATCTTTGTTCCAGTAGAAAGGGCCCCGCGGGGCCCTTTCTTTTTGTCCTTACTTTGCCTCGCCCCAGCTGGGGCCGATCTCCACATCACAGCGGCTGGGCACTTCCAGCGTAACCGCCTTGGTCATGATTTCCGCAGCAGCCAGCGCCTCCTCCCTGTTATTCACGCTCAGGGCAAGCTCGTCATGCACTTGCAGCATGGACTGAAATCCTGCTTCTCTGAGCTTGATCATTGCCATCTTCACCTGATCCGCGGCGGACCCTTGGATGAGCTTGTTCACGGCCTTGTACGTGCCAGCCCGCTTGATCCTTGAGCCGTAAGCAATGACTGCCTGCTCGTAAGGCAGCGCCTTGTTGACACCCCACTCGCTGGGCTCCCACAGTGGAAAGCGGCACTTGCGGCCCAGCAGCGTACGGATTGCGCCGCCGGAGTTGGGATGCTCGACCCGCTTCATAACGGCATTGATCGTACCCTTGAGGAACGGCACATTCTGGTGGAACTTCTCGATGAGCGCGGATGCCTCGTTAATGTCCAGATCCAGCTGCGCTGCAAGCTTGTTTTTGCCCATGCCGTACATGAGCCCCAGACCAATCGTTTTGGCGGCTTTGCGCTTGATTCCAGCCATGTCTGCGACCATCTGGTGGAAGTCGGTGTTTGGGTTGTTCTTGTAGGCCTCGACCATGTCCTCAGATCCGGGCAAGCTCAAAAGCGATGCGTAATGCACCAAGAGCCGTGGTTCTTGGGCCGAGAAGTCATTTGATGCCCACAATTGCCCTTCTTCGGGCAGGAAGAGGCTACGCACCATCGGGCCGATGATTTCGTGTCGGGCGGGGACCTGCTGAAGGTTGGGGTTGGCCATGGACAGCCGGCCGGTGATCGTGCCGCCATCGTCGGAGCGCAACTGGTTCACGCTGGGGTGGATGCGGCCGGTCTTCTCGCTGAACTTCAGGTATGGCTGGAGGAAGGTGCTGTGGGTCTTGTTGGTCTCCCGTGCTTCGACGATGAGCTTGGCAATCGGGTGGTCGCATCCGTCCAAGAAGCCCTTGGTAAAGCTCGGTGCTCCGGCATCGGTCTTGGCGTAGCGCAGGTTCAGGCGGTCAAAGGCCAGCGCAATGCTCTGGGCGGTCCAGATGTCTACGCTTTGCCCCGCCATGTTGCGCATCTCCTTGTAGATCTCGGTCTCTCGCTTTTGCAGCTGCCCGATAAGGCGCTCGCACTTGACACGGTCAAAGCGGATGCCGCGGCTGGTCATGTCCAAGAGGGCAGGAAAGACCCGCGTCTCAAGATCAAAGATGGCTTCGCACTCATCTTGCTTGAGCTTGATCTTGAAGTGCTGCCAGAGCTTGAGGGTAAGCGCTGCGTCTTGCTCGGCGTACTCTCCTACATACATGGCCGGCAGTTTCCAGAGTTCTTTCTTGGGATGCACACCGAAGTCGGCAGCCGCCTGCTTTAGGCCCTGCTCACTCTTGATCTCCTTGAGGTAGTCAAAGCCCAGAGAATTCAGGCTGTAAGAGAAGCGGTTCTCGTCGAGCACGGGCGCTGCCAGCATGGTGTCGATGATCCGGCCGTTGATCTTGTCAATGCCGGCAGCCCGCATCCAGCCGATGTCGTACGCCGCGTTGTGCATGATCTTGTCGGCTTGCGTAGTCATGACATCTTTCATCCACTTTTCAACCATGCGCTTGTCAAGGTTGCCGCCGCCCTCATGGGCCACGGGGAAGTAGCCGGACCAGCCGTCAACAGCCACGGCGTATCCCACAGGATACCCATCGTTGCGGGGCCAGCCGGGACCGAAGGATTCGAGGTTAGGGTCGCACGTTTCCAGATCGATGGCGATCTCTTTGGCTGTGGAAAGGTTAGGGAAAGTTTGCGGTGCAACCCACTCGGAGTTGATGGGGAACATGGGCAGGGTTCTCATAGCCGAAAGCCTTTTTCTATTTGTTTTGGAAGAACCAGATGCAGCGTCTGCTTGGCACGGGTAACGCCTACGTAAAACAGGCGGTGGATGTTATCGGCATTGGTGGCGTACTCTTTGGCAAACCTCGGGGAAAGGTCCATGAGCAGCATGACATTGTCCGCCTCCCCGCCTTTTGCTCCGTGGATGGTGGAGACCTTGATGCGGACCGGCTCGGAGAGCTTGGTGCCCCGCCGCAGCAGCGCGATCAGGTACTCCCGCTTGTCGTCGGATATCTTCATCAGCGCTTCATGCCAGACACTCTGCACCAACAGGCCGTGGTCCCTCACCAGCTCTTCTATGTCGTAAAACCCGTTTTCGTCAATCCCGCGCAGGGTACGGAAGCCTTTGGCCACGTTTGTGCCCAGCAGCCGGTAGATATTGCGCAGGGATGCCGCTGAGACCTCTTGGCCCTTGCGCAGGCGCTCCCAATCGACCACGGCGCTGGCTACCCCCTCGGGCAGGCTTGGAACGCCGTTACGCTCGAATAAGACGCCCATGGATTTGAGCCAGTCATGGATCGGATTGAGCATGTAGTTGGTGGATGCCATGATTAGCCACTGTCCTTGGTCCACGGGTATGTCTTCATGGCGGTAGTACGTGTAGACACCGCCCTCGTAGTCCCGTGCCTTCCACGTCTTTTCTTGGCGCTCACCGATACGCTGAACGATGTTGTCGGCCAGATGGTGGACGCTCAGAGGGACGCGGTAGGACTGGTTGAGGACGGTGATCTCGCCGCTGTAGGCCAAGAAGCTTTTGACATCGGCTCCGGCCCACGTGAAGACCGCTTGGTCGTCGTCGCCGGCAATGAAGACGCGCTTTGATCGTTGGGCCAGCGCTTCGACAAGATTCCATTGAAGGCGGGACAAATCTTGCGCCTCGTCCACGATCAGGCACTCGAGCAGGGGCAGGCGGGATGGATTGGCGCAGATCATCTCCAGCAGGTCGGTGAAGTCCAGAAGACTTCGGCTTTGCTTGTAGTGGCGGTAGGTGCGCTCGACAAACTCAAAGTGGTACCACTCGATGTCCAGCCCAGACTGGTTGTAGTGGGTCTTCAGGTCAATGCCGCGGATGCGTGCCAAGTTGATCTCGTTGAGGATTGGATTGTCGGCCTTGACCACTGCGTCCTCTTCGTCGCGTGAGGTGGACAGCTCGATGCCTGCCTGAGCTGCAAATTCCCGAAAGTGCTCTGCCTGCATGATGTCATCCGTGCGCGTATTGAGCGCATGAAAGGCCAGCGAGTGCAGGGTGCGAAAGTACGGGAAGTCCGTCTTGGCGTTCAGCGCAGGAAATTTGCTGACAGCACGGTCCCGTGCCTCGTTGGCAGCCTTTCTGGTGAAAGAAAAGTAGCCAATACTTGCAGGTGAAATCCCTGCTGTCAGTTCCCTGTCAACTACGTTGAGCAGGTAGGTGGTCTTGCCACTGCCCGGAGGGCCGAAGACCTTATGGACAGTAGTCATCTTCGGCTTCGTCGTACAGGTCATCTTGCCAAACCACCACTGGGGTGTGTGGCCCCATGTAAGCGCCCTCGATATTGAACTCGATGAACTCTCTAGCTTCTTCCTCGTCCATGCCGTCGCGGTCCATGAGTATCGAGCGGATTTGCTCTGCGCTGTAGACCAGCACCGAGATCCTTCGGCCGTGGCCGTCCCAGATCAGTGCGGGGCCAATGATTGCGTCGTCGTATCCATCAATCTTGAGTGTCAAAATGGGCTCCCTTCGGTGCGTACGGTTTGTGTGGTGAACGGTGCGTCCTGCTTTTCAAATCGGGGGATGCGCCAGCAGCGGATGGTCCTGCCCCTGAGGAACAGGCTCATGGGCTCGCCACCGAGGTCCCTGATCCGCGCAGCGATCTTCGGGGCCGTGAGGCCAATGAAGTTGTTGCGTTTCAGATGCGCCTCGAGGTCCTTCATCCGGAAGTAGGTCTTGGCTTCCTCGTCGTCTGTCCAAGGCCGGCCCATGATGATCTCGTCGCGGTCCATGGCTTGCTGCATGTGGGCGGTGAATTCTTCGAGCAGGTCCAAGAAGCGGCCGGTGACGCTGGTGTCCTCGCTGGCCACAACAATCTGCTCTGTCTCGATCATCTCTTTAAGCAGTGCGTTGAGCATGTGCTCCCAGTCCTGCTTGCGCAGGGTAGGCGGCAGTAGGTTCAGGCGCTCGAGGCAGGCCTTTTGAAAAGCCATCTGGTTGAACAGGCTGTCGGTTTCAAGCTCGATGCGGTGACCGTTGACATCGAGGAACCACAGTGGTGGCTCGCTGGCGTATTTGGACAGGGCTGAGACTTCCGGTGCGTCTGGACCCTTGTTGCCGATGCCGTGCTTACGGGTGCGGCACAGGCCGCTGTTGCAGAACGAATTCAGGGGTGCATCTTTGCACTTGTAGTGGTACTCTTTTTTGCCAACCTGCTTGAGGATCAGTTGCGCTTCGTTGTTGGGTAGAGGTGGCGAAATATACTTAAAGTTGTGGTCGATAAGTAGATCCTCCCAGCCGGTTGGATTGGCTTTCTTGAGGAATATTCCGATGTTAAATAAAGCGTTGTTTCTACCGCCTTCGGGTATTCCTTGCGTGCAGAGAGCTTGTAGGCAAGGTGGCCCATCTTTGATCGGTGAGTCTGGAGCTTTTGGCGGATCAGGAAAAGCAAAGCCCGGCTCTTGTACGTTTGATGCGTACAGTGAATAGAACTCCTCCAGAGTCGCCGCTGAACCATCCGAGTTAAACGCGTAGCGCGTTCCTGCATCGCCTCCGAAATACGGAAGATTGAGAAAGTTGCCGGTGTCTCCTCGCTCGACAAGTATCTGCGCTTGCTTCGGGAATATTTCACGGCCGGCCTCGCCAAGTAACGACGCAGCATTTTTGAGATAGCGCTGGAAGTCCGCCGCTGGTGTAGGCTCTTTTGTAAACAAGAATACATGGGCACCTCCGGATTTGCTACGACATACGACAAGCGGCAACTTGAGCGCTGCTACTTTTTCGACGAGGCCTTTATGATCAATCGGATATTGGTCAATATCGATACAACCCCAAATGCAGCTGTTATCGGCACGAATAGGAATAATGCCAAGAGACGGCTCGACCCCTTCGAGGTGTCGAGTCCAAAGCTCGTCAACCGGCGGTTTACGAACGACAGTAGCTTGTCCAGCTTGTTTTCCATCACCACGCTCCGATTTGATTTTGTAAGTGCCATAGGCAATATCCAGACCGCTGAATATTGCCTTGAATTGTGTGATATCGGTCATCTATTCTCTCTATGCGGGTGGGGCCTACTTACTTCGGCAGGAAATGCTATCGGCGTCTGCTCACTAACGGTTACAGCTGATTAGTCAGGTATTGCCTCGCTACAGAGTGCTTTGCGGGCTTCTGAATTTCATTTCCTACTTCTGCTTTCGGCCCCGTAAAAGGTGGGGGTACTCGCTGCGTCTGGTTGCATCACCGGGAACCCCCAGTGCCAGCATCCGCTTTCCCCCCGAAACTCAATCTCAGAACGGCGCTGGACCTTGGTCCGGCATCATCTCACCTTCGTGCTTGACCTTGACTGCGCCAGAGTTGATCTGGGTAGCAAAAGACTTGGCAGCTTGGTAGATGTTCATGTCTTCGACAGGACCGATCTTCTCCACTTCCCAGCCGAACCACTTGCCCTTGTCGTTGGACTCGGCTTGCGTGGTCAGGCGGTACAGCTGGCTGTACATAGGAGGCTGGAACGGACCGTTCTTGCCCATCATCTTCGTAGACATCATCATCGAATTCCACTTGCGGCTTTTCTTCAGCTGGGTGGACTTCATGCTGATCAGGGCCGGCTCAGGCATGCCTGACTCGCCGATGACCATCACGTAGTGGTTGGCAGTGTTCTCGATATAGTTCCCGTTGTCCAGATAGTCCTTGTTGTCACCCGGCTCGCGGTGAGTGTGCGTAAGGATGTCGCTGGTGGCAGGGTAAATCGTGATGGGAGCGCCGCTGCCGGAGCCCCGTGGTGCCCATTCAATGTACTGGCGCACGTAGTTGGTTGGAATGACAGTGATGCCTTTCTTGCCGTCATGCAACTCGCCTGTGACGGTGTTGTAGATCATGCCGGGGAGGGCACCCTCAACTTCACCTACTTCAGGGGATGTGTTGGTCAGCAGGCGCAGGAACGGAAGCGCAAAGTCTTCCTGACCCATACCTTCAAAACCACTTGCTGCATCCTGCTCGAAATCACCTTGCAGTGCCAACTCGGTGTTGGACTTGATTGCTACTTCA